GCTGAAGCAGAAGCAAAAGCTAAAGCTGAAGCAGAAGCAAAAGCTAAAGCTGAAGCAGAAGCAAAAGCTAAAGCTGAAGCTGAAAAAGCAGTTGAAAAAGCAGTATACACATCAATATTAACTAACCCTACTGACAAACCTGAAGATAGTGGTGGAGACCTAGATTCTTCTGATGATTTTGGAAGTGTATTTGACAGTATACCGGGATTTGGTGGAACACCTGCAGGAGACTCAGGACCTGACTTTGGTTCTTTTTATGAACAATCTGCTCAAACAGGTTCTGGATATGGAGATGGAACATACTATGGATATGGTAATAAAGGTGGGTTATTTACAAAGAAATCTGTTGCTAAAAAGAATGGAATAGCATCTAAACCAAAACCCAAACCCAAACGAAAAAGAAATACTAAAGGATTAGGCACTAAACCTAAGGCTACTTGACAATCATGTCAACCCCAATAACAGGAGAAAAATATGCCAGAATTAGAAACAGTAGAACCACAAAAAACTGCAGGATTTGTAAGTCGGTCTCGTTCAAAGTACAAGGACAAGATTGCTAAGGACGAGCAGGAACTCAAAGAACTCCTTGCCCAGAGGGAAGGAGAAGGGGTTCAAGAGAACTCTGAGGAGAGCCAAGATGTATCTCCTCCTGAAGAGGGAAAGGAAGCAGAGGTATCTGACGAGACTCTCAGTAAAGAGGAAAAATCTTTCAAGACGAGATATGGGGATGTTAGAAGACATCTTGCGGCTAAGGAGAAGGAGTATAACGCTAGAATAAAAGAGCTAGAAGATAAACTTTCTAGTACTAAAAAACTTGTACCACCTAAGTCCGATGAAGATATTAGTAATTGGGCAAAGGAATATCCTGACGTTGCAGGTATTGTAGAAACAATAGCTGAGAAAAAAGCTAAGGAAATGTTTGATAAGGCTAATATTCAAATAGAGGAACTTAGCAAAGCTAAAGAGGAGACAACTCGTAGAACGGCTGAGAATGAAATTAAAGAGGTACACAAAGACTTTGACAAGTTACGTGACTCTGATGAGTTTCACGAGTGGGTAGAGGAGCAACCTAAATGGGTGCAGAGTGCCTTGTACGACAATACAGATGATGCCAAGTCTGTTATCCGTGTGCTTGATTTATACAAGATTGACAAGGGTTTAACAGCAGGTGACAAAAAGAACAAGAAGAAAGCTGCGGCTTCTCTTGTAAACAAAACGTCTAAGACGGAGGTAGATGCTGAGGAATTAGCAGATACTATAAAGGAATCCGATGTAGAGAAAATGAGTGATACCGACTATGCTCGGAATGCTGAGAAAATAAACGCAGCAATTCGTTCTGGTAAATTTATTTACGATGTATCAGGAAATAGAAGATAAAGTGTTGACAAACAATATTTTATTAATATAACTACGACCAAGACATAAAGCCTCTTTTTGACTACCTTTATGTTTTAGTAAACCATAAAGTTTAAACGAGTACAGACTACTTATATAATTATAGACCCATGGGTTACAAAGTTAGCTACGGAGTAACCATATGCACTCTAGAACGTATAACCTCTTCCTACGGTGTTTAGCTTTTCATTAAGCCAAATTTATAGGAGGATTTACTATGGCTTTTCAAACAACGTCAGGTTATGGCAATTTACCTAACGGTAATTTTTCGCCAATAATCTATTCGAAACAGGTACAGCTTGCGTTTCGAAAATCGACTGTTGTAGGTGACATAACTAATTCTGACTACTTTGGGGAAATTGCTAACCAAGGTGATACAGTTCGAATTATTAAAGAGCCTGAAATTTCAGTCAAAGAGTACGCAAGAGGTACACAGGTAACTGCACAGGATTTGGATGACGAGGACTTCCAACTTGTCGTTGATAAAGCAAACTACTACGCTTTTAAAATGGACGATATTGAGGAAGCTCACAGTCATGTGAATTTTATGCAACTCGCAACTGACCGAGCTGCTTATAGACTTGCCGACAACTATGACCAAGAAGTTCTTGGTTACATGGCAGGATACAAGCAGTCTGCATTAAGTTCTAATGCAGGTGCTGTTAACGACCAAGTTAACGGCTCTAAAGCAGTAAGCACTGCAGGGTCTGACGAACTTCTTACTTCTATGAAGTTGAGGAAGGACTCTTTTGCGAGTATCACAACTTCATCTGCAGGAGACCACTCAATTCCTGTTGCAAACTTACCTCCGGGTGCAACTGCTGTTTCTACAGCTGCTGTTACTCCAATGGTAATCATCAACAGAATGGCTAGACTGTTGAATCAACAACAAGTTGACTCACAGGATAGATGGTTGGTTGTTGACCCAGTATTCATGGAGTTACTTGGTGATGAAAACTCTAAGTTGGTAAACGCTGACTTCAACGCAGCTGAACTTAAAAACGGTCTTGCCCTAACTAACTTGGCAGGTTTTAGACTATACGTGTCTAGCAACCTACCTTCTGTAGGAACAGGCCCGGGAACATCAGGAAGTGCAAACCAAAATAGTAACTTTGGTGCTATTGTTGCAGGTCATGGTTCTGCTGTTGCAACTGCTGAACAACTTAGCAAAACTGAAACATACCGTGACCCTGACAGCTTTGCTGACATCGTGCGTGGTATGCACCTATATGGCAGAAAGATACTTCGACCAGAAGCTATCGTGACTGCTAAATATAACGCAGCGTAAGGGAGGGTACTAATATGGCAACTTTTGATTTAACAGCAAGTTCAACCACTGGTGTTGGTGCTAACTCCATTGCAACTTTACCTGCAAACGCAGGTACACACATGGTGCGAACAATCCAAGAGTACTTGGACATTGATGCTCTTATAGCAGCAGGTAACACTATTGCTGACGGAGATGTTTTCCAAATGCTTGAAATACCTGCAGGAACATTAGTTCTAAACGCAGGTGCTGAAGTTATGTCAGCATTTACAGGAAGCTGTACCTTGGATATGGACTTTGCAGGTGGTGATGACATCATTGATGGTGCTGACATTACATCTACAGGGTTCTGTGCTGCAGGTTCTAATGGACAAACCAACACAGTAGTGGGCAATGCAGCTTCAACGTACACTCAGTTTATTGGCACTGCCGATACGATTGATTGCACGATTGCAGGTGCTGCAGCAGCCACAGGTAGACTAAGAGTCTACGCAACTGTGATTGACTGCAATGACCACGGTGCTGTGGATAAAGCAACAGAAGTCGATAGAGACTTACTAGCTTAAATTACTACTTAGAGGGCAGGTGCAGGAAAACTTGCCCTCTATTTACATTAACAGGAGTATTTAGTGGCAACAACCTACATTACATTAGTGAATGACCTCTTGCGTAGGTTGAATGAAGTACCACTTAATACTGCAGGTGATGGCTTCTCTACTGCAAAGAACGTACAAGCGATAGCAAAAGACGCTATCAACAATGCAATAAGAGAAATACTGCAAGATGGTCATCAATTTCCCTTTCTTAAAACTACAAATACACAAACACTAACAGCAGGTACAGGCACGTATGATTTACCTACTGACATGGCTAGTGTTGATTGGGATACATTTTACTTACAAGCTTTGTCAAGTGCAGGTAATACTGCTCGTTCTTTGCCTACCATACCTTTTGAAGAATATGTTAGAATATATAAGGCAATAGAAGAAAACTCAGGAACAGGAGCTAGGTCATCTCCTGATTTAGTGTATCAAACATCAGAAGAAAAGTTTGGTGTGACACCTTTACCTGACGCAGCTTATGTAATAGAATATGTTTACTATAAGTTTCCTGCTGACTTATCAGCGTTTGATGACGAAATGATTATACCAGATAGATTCAAGTATATAATCATAGACGGTGCTATGGTGTATATGATGCGATTTAGGTCTAACGAACAGTCTGCACAAATACATCAGGCTAAGTTTCAAGAAGGTATCAAGGCTATGCGTAGACTATTATTAGATGACCCACTGTTTGTTAGGTCATCAATGATAAACAGACCAAAGTTTACATCACAGATGCTAAGACTGAGTGGCTAAATGGTTGATTCAGTCTCCACGTTTAGAGCCGTTTGCAGAGGTGGTTTAAATACAGGTGCAGACGTTTTATCTCTTGGTGAAGAGAGTCCCGGTTCAGCAATACAGTTACTGAACTATGAGCCAAACCTAGAAGGTGGCTACAGAAGACTAACTGGATTTGCTAATAATTTTGGTACAGTTCCCGGAACAGGTTCAGTTTTAGGAGTAGCCGTAGCTAATGGTGTAAATCAAGGAATACTAGCTTGTCGAACACCATCATCAGGTAATAACTACCTTCATCACTGGAGTTTTTATTTTACCGTTCCTGTAACATCAGGTCAGGGTTCAAGCTTTACTGTAGGAGAAACAGTTACAGCCGTAGAAAGTTCTAGTGATGATACATCCACAGGAGTATCAGGAACTGTAATAGCAAAGGCTTCTGCTTCTTTAACAATAAATTTTGGTAGACTGCCTACATCTGTATTTGCTACTGGTAATGTTTTAACAGGTGGCACATCTTCAGCCACTACAACGGTTACTTCTACTCCAACAGTCGTAGGTTGGACAGCCGTATCAACAAGTGGTTCACCTACAATGACAGGTGTAAGCAAGGTTAGATTCACAGAGATAAACTTTGGTACACCAAAAGTAGTTTTAACAGATGGTATAAATCCTGCAGCTACATACGATGGGTCAACGTATACGCAGATAACAGACTCAAACGCACCAACAGACCCTAAGATAGGCGCAGAGTTTCAGAACCATTTGTTCTTAGCAGGAGACCCTGCACAACCAAGTAACTTGTTTTTCTCTGCACCAACAGCCGAGACAGATTTTAGTCCTGCAAATGGTGGTGGAGTTATAAACGTAGGGTTTGCAATAGTAGCTATTAAGAAGTTTCGTAACGTATTATTTATATTTGGCAAGAATAATATTAAGAGACTTGTAGGGGACAACTCAGCTAACTTTGTGCTAGAGTCTGTAACATCAAATTTAGGTTGCCTTTCTACTGATAGTGTGATAGAACTAGGGGGAGATTTGTTATTCCTCGCACCTGACGGTATAAGACCTATCGGTGGTACAAACAAGATTGGTGATGTTAATCTTGAAACTCTGTCTAAGAACATACAGTCTACTGTAAGAAATGTAATAACCTCAGAAGACTTAGACGCACTATCATCAGTAATAATTAGAAGTAAGTCACAGTTTAGATATTTGTTTTCTACTTCTTCTTCACAAGGAATACTTGGAGCATTAAGAGAGTACAAGGGTAACATAGGATTTGAGTTCGCACAGACTTTTGGGATAGAGTGTACATGTGCAGACAGTGGGTACATAGAACAAGAAGAGTTTGTACTACACGGTGCATCAAGTGGTAAAGTTTTTCAACAGGAGTCAGGCAACGCTTTTGACACAAGTAACATACTGAGTATATTTAAAACTCCGTTTGTTTACATGGGCAACCCTGAACAAAGAAAAACATTCTACAGCACATCAACATACATGA